ATTTGTTCTACTTCCTGTTACAGATACAACAGCATTAGCCTCTACATCTGCATTACCAATTGTTAAATTTATTCTACTACCAGTTACAGAGAAATTTGCATCTGCTGATATTGTTACAGTTCCAGTGTTTATATTAGCTTGAGAACCAGTAGGTTCAACAGTTGCTTTTCCAACTATTGTTGGACTGCCACTGTTTGCATTTATTCTACTTCCAGATACTGGATATTTAAAAGCAATAGTAGGAGTGCCTGTATTTAAATTTACTCTGCTTCCTGTAATTGCAGTTACAGCTTTTCCAACTATGGTTGGATCTCCAGTAGTAATATTTACTCTAGATCCATCAGGTGTAACTATAACACCCACACCCTCTATTACAGATGTATTACCTATTGAAAAATTTAATCTACTACCAGTTACTGTAAAATTAGCTTCACCTACTAATGATACTGTTCCAGTAGACTCGTTTATTCTAGAACCAGTAACGTTAACAAAAGCGTTAGGGTTAAAACCTGGATCTCCAAATGGAGATGCTGCAAAGGGTGTTCCTCCAAAATACATATAATATAATCCTTAAAAGGAGGCTGTGTGGTATGTGGTGGTGACACAGCCCCCATCTAAAGATTATATCATCGTTTAAACCAGGAAGGAAGACCTAAATGTGGACGCTTGTCGAACATGTTATCCCTCGCTCCAGGTGTTTTACGATTGTTATAATGCAGAAAAAC